CCTCGTAGGTGCGCTTTGCCACAGCACGGGCAGCGGCGAGGTCCGAGCAGGTAAAGGTAGAGCCACCTGTGTACTTGATGCAGGCCGGTTCGCACATCTCCACCCCGATGTGAGTATTGTTACCGCTACCCTTGGAACCAGAAGCGCAGTGCCAGCCCCGGTGGCCCCAAGGGAGCGTTTGGTACACCGTCCCATCATTGCCGTCAATGAAAGCGTGAACGCAGGCGCTTTTGAAATCGCTGCGGTTCCAGTTCTGGATAAACACGGATGCCTTCGGCTGGGGACAGCCCACCGAGTGGAGCATCAGTCCCCGGACCGTGATCTTCCTGCCAGCGGTGTAGCAGGGATTTTGGGTCAGAAAAGATTCCACCAATTTCATTCCCCGTCACCGCCGTTCTCCGCCCGGTCGTGGATCTGCGCCAGAACATCCTTCAGCTTCTTGGGGATGGGCAGGCCCAGATGGGCGGCGTTTTCCAGCAGGGATACACCCTCATTGGAAAGATAGAAAAAGATCACCGCCGTGCGCAGAACGCTCCCGGAACCAATGACCTGTGCATCCAGAATGTTTGCAGCACCTACCAGAATGAAGATCAGCACCTTCCGGCAGATGCCGCGAAAGCCCACTTTGCTGGACAGCTCCTTGTCGCTGACAGCGCACATGACCCCGGTGATGTAGTCCACCACGGCAAACACCACCAGGGCGATGAGCAGGCCGTCACAACCGCCCAGGAAGTAGCCCAGCCAGCCGCCAACAGCGGCAAATACCAGTTGCACCATATTCCAAAACTCCTTCATAGCTTTACTCCTCCTTGAACTCCACAAAGGGAGACATTGCTTCCATGTCGTTGACGGAGAGCCGCAGTTCCTCCGTTATGGGGATCATCATAATGGGAATGTCCAGCGTGATCTCCATATCCAGCAGCTCGTCCAGTTCGGCGATCACCTTCTCCTCCTGGCCATCCTCGAAGATATAGCCGCCGTTTCCGTCCGGGGTGCCGTATTTGTCAAAAATCTTCTGTCTCTGCTGGGAGAAGAAGTCCGCCTCCTTCTGGATGGCGTCAATGCTCCGTTTGAGCCTGTAAGCCAGCCGCAGGCTCAAGTCCCCGGCGGACAGTTTGGACAGTGCCGGGATTGCCAAGACAATACTTTTCATGGTCGTTTGCAAAATGATCTCCTCCTAACTGATCAGGCCGTAGCCTTTTAGCGCGTTGATGAGGTTGTTGAGGGACGATGCCACCGTGCTGGCGGACACACTGGAAGACGTGGAACATGTGCTGACGCTCTTCCTCCGGGACGCGCTCACGCCGAAGAAGCCCAGGTAGGCGGAACTGTTGCCCAGATTCAGCGTCCCGCCCTGTACCGTCAGCCCGGTGAAGTAGCCCCAGTAGAACGGGTAACTGCTGGTACCGATGTAAGAGCCATAGCTGGAGCCAGTGTTGCTGGGGACGAACTGCCGGGAACTGTTGTAGGTCAGGTAGTAGCTTGTACTGTTTCCGCCAGCGTACAGCCGGTAGATCGAACTGGCCTTTGCATAGCTGCTGAGGGAACTGGTGGTGGCATATCCGCTCAACGAACTGGTCGTAGCGTAGTTGCTGGGATTGAACTGCGTCCCATTGATATACAGATTGGTGATGTAGGCATACTGCCAGGGATAGGCCGAGCTGCCCAGATAATATCCAGTGCTGGCCTGCGGGACGAACTGCTTGCTGCTGTTCATGGTCGCGTAAATGTCGGCATTGTAGTTCACCCGGTTTCCATAGATGCGCAGGCCATCCAGCATAATTCCGTACACATACAGGAAATTCCACTTGTAGCTGGTGGAACCCAGGTTCAGTTCCTCCGTCTTGGCGGGGATGATGCCGTTATAGTTGAGCGTCATGCCGTAGAGGGAGCTGCTGTTGGGGGTGATGGTGACGCTGTTGGTGTAGCACCCGGCCCAGAGGTGGGTGGCATCTCCGAGGCTGTAAAGGCTGGATGTTCCCGGCCTCATGTAGTAGGACGAGGCGTTGTGGATGGAAATTCCCTCATTGGTGTCGCCCCAGCGGTTGAAGGTGATAGTCGTACCCTTGATGAGCAGCTCCGTGTAGGCGTTCGAGCTGTTGTTGCCGCCAATATACATGGTTGCAGTGCTGGAGCAGTCGATGGCGGTTTTCGCACCGGAACTGTCGTAGATTTTAGAGACCTTCAGACTGCCGACATCGATCCGGTCGGCGGTGATCTTGCCCGTCTTGATGCAGGCCCCGTCAATGGTCGTGGTCCCGCCGGACAGCCCCGCAAAGGTCACATACCCGGTGAATTTGATGTCCCCGCTGGAAAGAGTCGCCCCGTCCGCCGTCAGCTTGAAGGAACTGGAAGTCTCCCCGTTGGTGACCGAGAGGCGGATGCTCTTGGCGTACTGCTCGATGGCGGAGATGTGCGTCTCGGCCCCCTCCAGCCCCTCCTCGGTGGCGGTGATACGGGTGTTGAACCCGCCCACCGTCAGGCTCAGCTGGGCCACGTTCCCCTCGGCGGTCTTGATGCGGGCATCGAAACCGGACACCGTCTGCTTCAGCTCGGACACACCGCCCTCCGCCGTGGTAATGCGGGTATCGAAGCCGGAGACCGTCTGAGTCAGGGAGGACAGGCTCCCGTCCATCTTCTGGATGGTGGATTCCAACTTCCCGTTCGCGGCCCGGAACTCCTGCTTGATGTCTTCCATCCGGTCAGTAGTGGCGGCGAGGAGGTTCGGCGCATAGTCGCCCACCTCTACCCGGACGGTGTAGCGGTAGAACGGGTTGTAGGTGATGGCCACAATTCGTGTGTCCACCGCCACGCCCATGGGGCGGTAAGTGATGTTCACCTCGTCCCCGGCCTCCAGATCGGCCATCTTGAACAGAGAAATTTCGTATGCCTGGGTATCCTCCCGGCTGTCCAGAGTGACGGAGAGATCCGTGACATTCTTCCCATCCATAAGAATCTTGCGGGTGGTGCTGCCCCGGTGCTTCCGCAGGTTGATCTTGTACCCGTCATACTCCACCTCGCAGCCGCAGGCATCAATGAAGCGCATGAGGGCGTTGCGGCGGTTCAGCGTTCCCTCGGTAAAGGCTACCTCCACATCCGTGGTCGCCTCGCACACGCCAACGGAGAAGGGCGTACCGGAGAGCAGCCGGTTCAAGCCGCCCAGGGGCGTACCCTCGTAGACGAAGGTGACCAGGTTGTATTGCTCCTCATTGAGCAGATAGGAGATGTGTTCGCATTGAGCCGAGGTAACGGGCAGGCCGCTGGTGATCTGCCGCGCTACCCGGACGATGGTGTACCCCTGTCCCTCCAGCCATGCCGTCATGCCGGGAGCCAGCTTCTGGGAGCGGGAGGCCAGGACGGCGAACTCCAACGTCCGCTCTCCGGAGAGTCGGTCGGTCAGAGAGGCGGAGAGGACGCTGGGAAATGTGTAGAGCAGGGATGTTCCCTGCCGAATCTCAATTTGCATACGTTCCTCCTTCCTACCCCACGCCGAGGTTCCGCACATAGACCTGGTTCTGCGTCCACTGTATCTCCGCCAGAATGCGGGCCAGGGTGGAGCCGTTCAGCGTCAGGGGGATGGTCACGTTGAAGGCGTGGCCTCCGGCAGCGGCGGCGGGTACATCGCCAATATTCGTATCAATGTTAAAGTCCGTGGGGATGGCGTTCCTCATGTCCTTCTCCACGTCCTTCATGGCATCCAGGAAACCCTCTCCCATGCCCGCTCCCATGTTTTCGCCGATCCCGGCGAACACGGTGGATGGAGAGTGGATGCCCAGAAAACCCTTCACACCATCTACTAGGCCACTCACCCAGCCAGTCACCTTATCCGACAGCCAGGAGATCATGGAGGAGATGCCGTCCCAGATGCCTTTGACCAAGTTGACGCCCACCTCCACGATGTCGGGAGCGGAGCCGGTGAAGGCATCCACGATGCTGGCGATGATCTGCGGCACAGCCTTGACGATCTCCACAATGATCGTTGGTAGATTCTCGATGAGGGCCACGAACAGTTCCACACCAGCCAGAATGATCTTGTCGATGTTTCCCACCAGGGCTTCAACAATGCTGGAGATGATCTGGGGGATAGCCGCCACGATAGTCGAGATGATCTCCGGCAGATTTTCAATGAGCGCCACCAGCAGCTTCACTCCGGCATCTATCAACTGCGGGATGCTCTCCACAATGGCGGTGAGGATGCCCTCGATGATCTGCGGGATGGCTTCCACGATGGCGGCGATGATGTCCGGGAGAGCCTCCACCAGGGATGTCAGGAGCTGTATCCCGGCCTCAATGATCTGCGGTATTGCCCCCAGCAGGAATTCAATAATTGCCGTGATGATGTCCGGCAGGGCCTCGATCAGCACGGGGATGGCCTCCAGCAGTCCCTCCGCCAGCCCGGTGATGAGCTGCAATGCTGCATCCAGCAGCAGGGGCAGATTCTCAATGAGGGTCTGCACGATCTGGGTGATGATCTCCACCACCTGGGGGATTAACTCCGGCAGGGATTCGGCAATGCCCTGCACCAGCGAGGTGATGATCTGCATCCCGGCATCGATGAACATGGGGAGCAGCTCTACCAGGGCGGCGATGAGCTGGGTGATGACCTCCGTGATGGTGGGCATCAGCTCCGGCACGGCCTCCAGGATGCCCTGGGCCAGCGACTGGATGATGGCGGGCGCGCCGGCCATCACCGCCTCGGCGATGGTGCTGATGAGCGTGACCACCTGGGGTATCATGGTGCTGATGCTTTCAATCATGGAGGTGACGCCGCTCTCGATCTCCTCCGCCGCGTTGTCGTTCCCGGCGATGAGGTCAGAGAAACCGTCCATGAGGCTGATGAGGCCGGGGAGCATATCGGAGGTGATCCGGTTCTTCAGCCCTCCAAAAGTGTTATTGAGCCTGCTGAGGCTGTCCTCGAAAGCGGCGCTGGCGGCAACGGCCTCATTGCTCATGACCATGCCGTAGTCCTGAGCTTCTTTTTTGAGCGCGGCGGTGTCTCCGCAACGGTCATATTGAGGACTGCCGCCATATCTGTGGCGGATTTACCCAGAAGGTCAGTGGCGGCGGAAGTGCGCTCCGCACCGGAACCCATCTCCTGGAGGGCGGCGATAACCACATCAAGCTGCTGTTCTTGGGAGAGACCGTTCAAATCCTCGATGGACAGTCCCACGGCGTTCAGCTTCTCAGCGGCGGAGGACGAGCCAGCGGCGGCATCCGCAATGACCCCGGAGAGGGTCTTCATCCCGGCTTGGAGGTTATCCACGTTGGCCCCGCTGCGCTCGAATACATACGCCCATTCCTGATAGGCTTCCGCGCTGATGCCAATTTTCTGGGAGGTTTTGTCGATCTTGTCCCCGGCGGAGGCCGTCTCGTTCGCCATGTCCCATACGGCCTTGCCAGCCGCCACAGCGGCGGTGCCGATTGCGGTGACCGCAGCGGCGGTGGCCTTGGCGATGGTGCCGAGGACGCTCTTGAACTTCTCGAACTTTCCCCCGGCATCCTCCGCCGCATCGCCGCTGTCCTCCACCGCATCGGAGAAATTCTCTGTGCTATCCCCAGCGGCATCCATCTCATCCGTCATACCCTGGATGGCCTGCTCATTACCGGATAGCTCCCGCTCCATGCTGTTGAGGGCTGCTTCGGCGTTGTTGAGCTGTATCTGCCAGTTCTGGGTACGGCGGTCGTTCTCGCCGAAGGATTCTGTGGCGTTGTCCAAAGCGGAACGCAATGTTTCGATTTTCTGCTTCTGCGCCTCGATCTCCTTGTTCAACACCTGGTTCCGGGCGGTGAGGGCCTCCACAGAATTGTCGTTCTTGTCGAACTGGGACTGCACCAGCTTCATCTCGGAGCCGAGGACTTTGAAGGACTGGTTGATCTCCGAGAGGGCGGATTTGAACTCTTTTTCGCCCTCCAGACCGATTTTCAGTCCAAAGTTATCTGCCAATCATGCCGCCCCCTTTCAGAATCCTGCCGGGATGATCTCATCAATGGTCAGATTTTGCTTTGGCTTGGCCCAGCCCATGAACTGGCGGTGGCACTCCCACAGGTCCAGAAGCTGACCGAACGGCATCCGCCACACCTCCTCCTGGGAGAGGTGGAGGAGGGCGGTGCCGTAATAGAGCAGCCGGGTAAACAGCTCGTCACCGCTTACCCGGCCTGTGTGTTTTTTGTGTCCGGCTCACTCGCAATGTTCCGCTTCGTACCGCGGTACATGGCCTGCATGATGGCGTTCTTGCACCCGGCGAGGTCGAAGGGGGAGGTGAGCAGCTCCACCGCCTCGGCGGTCAGCTCCGGCTTCCGGTCATCCGGATGCTGTAGATTGTGTACCAGGATGCTTTGGTTCGCCAGCAGGGTGATGAGCCAGACGATCTCGTCCAGGGCCATCTCGAAGTTCTCGGACTTCATCAGCTTATCACCCAGGTTCTCCAGTCCGCCGTACCGGGCGGCGATCTCTTTGGTGGCCCTGGTGGTCAGCAGGAGCGTGAACTCCTCGCCGCCGATATTGATATTCGCAGTGCGTTCCGTATCCATGCTCAGACCTCCTCCGCCGCATAGGACGGCTCATATACTTCTTCATACCAGCCGGTGATGGTGGCGGCGGCGACATCCTTGTCCCCCTCGGTGACCTCCGCCTTCCAGGGATGCTTGCCGCTGGCATCCAGCTTGTTCCGGCGCAGGATGGTCCCCTCAATGGTAGGCGTGGAGAAGGTGATCCCATCCCCCTTGGTCGCCAGATTGGTCGCCGGGATGCCGAACTTCACCCGGTAGAGCCAGAAGTATCGGTAGTTCCCGTTCGCTTTCTTCGCCCGGAAGCCGATGGCGACCGGACTGCCGCCGTCCTCGCTGGCGGAGATCACCACGTGGTTGCTGTCGATGGTGGAGCCGGTGAGGACGGACGCGGCCTCCGCACCCAGGTCATCCACGCCCAGGGTCAGTTTGCCGCTTTTGAACTCCTTCACGATCTCCGCCGCGCCGTCATCCGCGTACAGCGTGGCCTCCGCCAGCTCCACGGAGAGGTCTGCGGAGATGGCCTTTGCAAGCTGGGCGGGCTTGCCGTAGGTCTCCACCCCGGCGGCAGTTTCAGTGATAGGCGCATAGAAAAGCCTGTCCAGGCCAATCGTAGCCATAGGTCATACCTCCATTTCGTAAGATTTCGCCACATCGATGGCGTAATGGAAATAGCCGGTGTCATCCTCATGAGAGATGAACCGGCGGTCTGTGATGCCGATATCCGCAGCCAGCAGGGCGCGGACGATCTGATCCTTCGCTCCATGTAGCTACCCTTGGAGTACAAGGAGATGCGCACCTCCTGGACATCGTACTGGGGGCGGTTGTCCGCATGGAGGACAAAGGAATCCGCCAGAGGGGTGAGTACGAGATACTCGCCCGGGGCAGTACCGGTGAACACGCCAGTCTCCACAGGGATGCCGATATCCTCCGCCAGAGCGTTCAGTTCAGCCAGAAGGCTCACAGCTTGCCTACCTCCTCATCGAACACCTGCCGCATGGCGGCAGCGCAGCTATCACGGGTAGCGGTTTTCGCTGGTTTCAGGAATGGCTTGGGCGGCTGGCCGTGCTTGCCGTACTCGATGATGTTGGCGATCTTGGCGTTGCTCCCGCCATCCGAGCGCGGCTCGGCAAAGCCCACCTTCACGTTGAGGATGCCGTCCGCGTCCTGCTTCACTTCCGAAGTACCAAGGGACTCCAGCAGTTCTCCGGTAGAGCGGGAAGGCTCCTGTGTGCCGCTGCCGATGACCGCTTGGAGGTTGGAGCGTATCTTGTCCTCCACGACTTTGCCTCCGGCTTCCAGCATCCTGGCGCATATCTCGTCCGCCTGCTTACCCAGGCGGGACAGCTTCCGCAGATACTCATTGGGCAGCTTCACCGTCACTTCAGCCACTGGTGGTCACCTCCTTTGCCAGCACATCCAGATACATCCCCCGGCCCTTCACATCCTCTACGGAGGTGATGTTGAACCGTGTATCCCCGCAGCGGATCATCATCGCCGTGGTGATCTTTACACCGGGGATACACCGGAACCGGAACAGGTCGGTGGCCTCCGAGAAGGCGGCGCGGTTGGCCCACTTCTCGCTGCCGTGCCGCCCCTCCCGGTAGGCCCGGAGGGAGGCCACCACTACGTCCTCCGTGGCGGCGAACCCCTCCGAATCCTTGGTTTTCCTCGGCTCTACGATGTCGATGAAAGTGTTCATCTTCCCGAATGACATAGCTACACCTTCCTCGTCCTCACAAACTCCATATCATTCGCTTCCGCGCAAGCGCGAAATCTCATTCATTCCGTTGTTCGTCCTCTCCCCACCGAACCCGCTGCGCTGGGCTTCGGC